GGATATGTTGCAGTATAGAATGTCTCTGCATCATCAACGAATGCAAACTCATCGAGGTATAATAAGTTAATTGACATACCACGAATAGAACTTGAAGAGGTTGCAGCTGCAACGACTTTACTATCATTTGCAAACTCAATCGAACCTTTGTTAAGAATCTTAACTCCAGGCTGTAAAAAGAATGGTACACTCTCTAACATAGTGACAAGACGTGCAATCATCTCTCTTGAAATTGCACCTTTGTTAGCAAGAATTGCAACAGTAACTTCGGGATGGAATAATAAAAACCATAGTAGATACGCACAAGAAGTAATCGACTTACCACTCTGACGTGATGCGAGAACCACACTAAAGCGAGAATCGTTATAGTGATTAATTAACTTGTCTTGATACCCACGAAGTTTAAAAGGTACCATACCTTCGTCAAGTGAAATAATTTGTGTATAGGTTTCAATAAAATGACAAGGGTCTTTAGAACATTTTAGATATTCATCTAGTTCCTTTTTTGCATACTGAGTTTCAATTCCAGCTCTCTTGATAAGATTATTACCAAGATATCCTTCATTTCTATTAACCGTCATCTTTCTTACTTTCTTTCTTTAGAAACTTTTGTAATTCTGAAGTAGACCCGACATATAGGTGATTGTGTTGTGTTTTCACAGCTCCCCCATTTTCATCTTCTAACCTTTTTAATTTAGTTTGAATATCTAACAATTTCTCTGCAGTCTCGCCTACAGTCTTAATTAACTGACCTGCAACTTCGTATGCACGAGGGTTCTCCGTCTCCTTACAAACGTCTAGAATGCCTTCTATGGCATCCTGTCCACGTTCCACAAGACCATAGAGATTTTCTCTAGTGTACTTATAGTCGGTCTGAATATTCTCTGACTGGGGTGGTCTTTTGATTACTTGAGTTGCTTCTTTCTTTATTTCGGAAGAAATGTCAAGAACATCATTTAATTTTGAATCTATATCTTTTGCCATAATTAACTTGCATCGGTCACTTTATCTTCTGTAAATGTTGAAGGAGCGCCATCATCATAAAAAGTCACGGTTTCTGCAACAACGAACGTATCGCCTGGGTCTACTGAACCTACAAACTTCAGATTGGTTGTTGCGTCTAGTATTACTGCAGATGAAACTACCATTGATAATTTATCACTTGCAATTGATGAAACTGTTGGATTTGTTGCTAAATTTGTTCCAAATACTTCATCGCCCACACTTATACTATTATTTATTGCAGTTGCAAAAGGTATTGTTGTGGAACTAGATACTGCAGTAGATGTTGTTTCTGCAAATGCAGGTTCATAGTGTTTAACCTCTTTAATTAATCCACTACTATCTATTTGACTTGTTGTAAATAGACCACTTGCAGTATTAATATAATCTCTTTCAATAACATTTTTAATAACCTTACCACTGTAAACAGGCCCGAAGTAGTTTAATTTCATTGTAAAGGATAGGGAATATTCTATAACTCTTCTTTCTGTAAAATCACCCTCATAGGTGTCCTCCATACTAACAGAATTTAGTATGACTGGTACATCTCTATAGTCCGTCATAGAATCAATCATTTTCATTGTTACTGTATATTCGGGTTGAAAATATGGTAGTATTTGTTCTACGATTTGTAATGCATCTGACATATTTTTTGCCAGAACACTCAGATTGAATCCTATATTCCAAGGTGCAGGTTGGTATTGATAAGACCTTTTAGTTGAATCAGCGGTGTCTAGCGTAGTCTTCTGATGTCTTATAAGTTTGTTCTGTTGTCTTGTTGAATCATATTCTAAACTTGATACTTCAAATGCAATACGAGGCAATGATATTGCAGTTCTATTATTATCATTTAGATTTGGTTCTTCAGCAAGTCTCTGTAAAAATTTCTGTTTAGGCCCATATGATATAGGAACTTTCTGTTGTGCTAATATAGTTCCATCTTCCTTTATCTTTTTAATTGTTATATTATTGAACAAAGTGCCAAATATAGATACTGCACGTTTTGTGGTTTCATTATAAAAATGTGTTCCAAACATTATGTAACCTCACCGAATGGATTTGTCTCCGAGAAGTCTAAGTAGTTATCTGCAGTGTCTTCAAAGTCTTTGTTTTGTGCGTTTCCATCATTGCCGAATGTTAATACATCCTCGATAGATGAAATTGTGTATGATGCACCTGAAGTAACACCAACTATAACATCATTATCTGCAAGTGTTATTGTGTTATCTTTAATGGACAACACATGATTTTGTGGAGACCATTGAACAACTTCTCCAACAACAACTCCACCCTTAGTGACATTCTCATTGACACTATAAGCACCACTTCCTGAATTAAACATTGTCATTTTTATTTGATATGCTTGGTCTAGTTCTACTAAGTCTGCGTTTGTTCCAGTATCAAAATCTTCTCCACTATATTCAAACAATTCACATTGTAATTTGAATACGAATAGTTTACCCACTTGATAGAATGGATTCTCATGTTCTACGAATTTAATTTCAAATAAAGAGCCACTTAACGGAAAGTGTATTAAATCACCTTCGTTGGGTCTTAGTGATGTTGCAAGATTTGAGTCTAATGATATGAATCTTTCCCAACTTCTTAAAGATATTATAAAAGTTGCAGTATCCCTAACCGAGACACCAAACTTACTAAAGAGGTCACCCTCTCCTTCAAATCCATCAGTATTTTCTATGTACATTTCTACAGAATATGCATCACCGAATGTTGATTGCACGTCTTCACCAAGAATAGAGTCTTCCTCTATAATTTCTCTTGGTAGGTAAAATGTTTCATGTCCATACATTCTCAATGATTCAACAACTAAATCTTCATAAAGATGTTGTTCAGTTGAAACTGCATGGTTAAAAAATACGTTTGTAGGCATAATTTATCCCATTAAATCCATGACTGGCATTTCAAAGTTCAGTCTTGACTCTTCTTCTAATCTTAATATCTCTTCTTGTGCTTCTGTTTTTATTTGTTGTGCATCAAGTGTCACACCACCTGGCAGTGCAATTCCCTGAAATTTAGATAGGTTTTCACCCCATTGATATTTAACCAATGCAGTTGAATATTTCTTCAACCACATATCATTATAGATATCTGTAAAGTCTGTAGGGTCTATCTTTCTGTAACATTCAATAATTATATACTCACCTGCAGTCAACTTTGCAGTGGTATAATCAATGTATAATCTATTTTGGTGTGCGTTGTATCTTATTGGTATCTGACCAACTAACATATCATTTAATAGTTTAAGATGTTGTTGTACTTGTGAATAGTAAAGAACACTTGTAGATGTTAAATCCCACAAGTCATTAAGTCTTAACTGATACTGAATATCAAACATACTTGAAGTTTGACCCGAGTTGAATGGAAATATTTGTAATACACTTAATACATGTTCGGGTAGTGTTATATAACTTCTACTCTCTCCATAGGACTGGCCTGCAATTGCTTGTGTTCCACTGGTAGAACCAGTAAGTGTGTCATTTGTCTTAAATGAATCAATTTCTGCTTGAGTGATTTGGTGTTTTAAATAAGTTTTGATAGAACCATTGTAATGATATTCATGAAAGTACTGTAGTGCTTCATCAATTCTATCATCTAATTGGTCATCATCAACATTAATCTCCAACACTGGAGCTCCAAGTTTCCTTTTTATATATTCTTTTAAGGTACTTTTTGATGTTGGTTCTGCCATAGTAATCCTGTAGTAAATTTGCGTCTACTACTATTTATATGAATTTAGAACCTATTCTTGGAAGTATGTTTTAGATTGTAGACGGTCTATCTTTTCGTCAATTCTTGTCATGGTAGACATTATTCTTTCAAAGTCTACCTCTATCTGTTCTCTAGTTACATATTCTTTGGCTAACTCTTCTCTTGTTTTGTTAACAAGTATGTCCAGTCTTTTTTGTTCTGATAATAGACTTCTAATTAAAAAACCTAGTGGTGCTAACACGAATGTTATCATAAGATTCCATAAAAGTCCAGTGTCTACTACTATTTCCATATAGGTATTTAGAATAGTTAGTCGGTTGTAAGAGCCCCATTTGGAGATATATTATAAACAAATTCATCAGGATTGTAATTATTTATATTACCAGTATGTCCTTCGGGTTTTGTGTATTTCATTTCCATGTTGAATGATACTGAATATCTTTCTTTATCAGTTGGATTTGGTTCTACCATGTGCATGAGACCACTTGGGAATAGAATTAGTTTACCACCCCTAGGTTCATATCCTTTGCTGGTAGGAGTCCTTTGTGAATTGGGAAAATCTGAAACAACTTTAGGATGTGTATCAATCATTTCTATATGACCTTCGTCACCATCTGCTTTTATATAAAACACACCACTATACCAACAACCATTATGTAAGTGTGGTTTGTTCCATGCAAGTTTATCATTTATGTTTGCCCAACAGTTGCCTATTTGCATTTGTGCTGTATTACGGTCTAAACCATGAAATGGCCATATCTCATCATAAAACATAGTTTGTATTCTATTCATTAGTTTTTGAAATGCAGGATTTGATTCACAACCGTCATGTGATTGCCAACCAGTGTATGCATTAGATAGTCTTCTACCTTCGGGGTCTTTCCTTCTCATACCATCCATTGTATCTACAAGAAGGTTTAAATAATTTTGGTCAATACCACGAGTCTCGTCTAAACTTGGGTCTAACAAATCCTTCTCAAATACGAAGGTTGGGAATAATAATCTAACTGCCATTATACATCTAACTCCAATTGTATTTCTTTTTTACCTTCATCTTCTGCTTTATGCATAGGACATTCGGGTGGTGGTGTTTCTTCTTTATAGAATCTACCTTTTGGTTTCCAAAATTTACCTCTTCTATACCCACCAAATCCTGAAATACTTTCGTCTTCAAAATTACTTATTTGAGACCATTCTTGCATAGACTTATTTGTAGGTTTATCTTCAAATTCAGAAGTCTTAGTTGCACGATTCTTTATCCAAGATTCGTGGTCATTAACAATATATGATGCATTCCAAGTCTCTCTTTTATATGGTATAATTTGACAAAGAGGTGTACCCTTTGGTATTACAAACGAATGGTCTACTTTAGGGTAAAATATAATTTGTGCATTATCCATTCCTACATTAAATGTATCGGTGTCTATTACACCTTGCCATGTTGCAAAGTAATCGTTTTGAAATAAAAATGGGTCTAGATAAAAACAGGAATAGCCTGGAGGAGTTTTAATGTTCCACGGGTTTCTCATTTTAAATGCATCTTTAACTGGTTTACCACTACCCAAGTATTCAAATGCATCTAGTGTTTGTGTTATTGGATGACTTGAAGAGTTATAAGCACTATTATGTGGGTCATGAGTTGCAGTAGTAGAACTTCCTGAATCATGTTTACTTACCCCATTTATAACTTCAATGTCTCGATTTGCAAGTAAATACCAACCACTCTTTAACCAGTCATCCATTGCAGGACATGAACGAATAGTTTGTTGTACCACTCCTCTGACTATTTCACCAACTTTAGCTTTCTTCCACCAATCAGGCTGAATAGAACTTGCAAGGACTGGTTTAAAGTCTCTTAGTGTTTCTTTATTATATGTGTGAAATTCTATCGTTGGCATGAAAAAACTCTTCTTCCTCTACTAATCTTACTTCATCGCCTCTCAAAACAAGAGACCGTCTATCTATA